CGACCTGTTACAAGTACCTTAATTCCTTTATGGAAATATTTCTCAGCAAACTCTCCTGCTCTTCCAAATGCCACGCAGTTGATAAAATCAGCGGTCTGCCCATCATTCCCTTCACGTCTGCCTCTGCGGTCTACAGCCAGTGAATATCTTGCGATTGCCATCTGGTTATCTCCGCTGGAGTAACGAACATCCGGATCTCTGGTTAATCTTCCCATTAAAATCACTTTATTCATTTAATTCTTTTCCTTTCTCAAGTTCTTCGAGTGCTCTAAAAAACTCACTACCCTTAATCTCCTCAAAGCCATCATATTCAGGTGTAATACTACTTCTTGAAGTATTCATTCTCAGATACATCTTGCCATCATACTCGAATCTCGAAACATCATAGCCACCCATATGTAATTCTTCGAAATAATCTCCCTCACAAATCGGATGATTATTGATTACAATGTTTCTCTCAATACATAAGTTCTGAAACTCTTTTAATGTCTTGCTATTGGCTCTGAAACTTCGCATTTTTATGTCCGAATCACAAAACCTCTTGGTCGGCTTTAATAATTCATTACCGAATTTTTCATTGTTTTCCTTGCAATCCTCAATATATAAGCGGATACGGCTCTTTTCAGATTCATGGAAAGGTTTATTAACTGAACCATCACCACAAATATCATAGGATTGACCTAAAATTTCCTTCCTCTCAAAGAACTCTTTTGCTAATTTTCGTCTTTCCTCTGAATGGATTCTGAAATCACTAATTTCTTTCAGGAACTGTTCATTGGACACTATATAGAATTTTTCCATGATTCTCCTTTCAGAACGGACAAAGGTTCATCTCAACCTCTAATCCTTTTTCTGCAATATAAACATTTGCTCCATATTTAATTGTTTCTTCTGTTCTTTGCTTGAATAGTGCGGGATCTCCGCTTTTATCTGATAAGTGAATTAGAACGACATTTCTCAATGCCGGGTTATCGTTAGTAGAAATAAATTGAAGTGCCGTATCAAGGCTCATGTGACCTCGTAGGCGGTGTTCGTAGTTCGGCTCGTCCCGATTGACAAATTGCATATCGTAGTTTGCTTCACAAAGAATGTGATTTACCATCTGGCTTGAAAAATCGTATTTACAATATTCCAAGTCGGTCAAGAATAACAACTTACCCATTTCCTCATGCTCGATTAAATAGCCGTAACACTCAATTTCTGTATCATGCGGTACATTGAATGGGGTAACCGTAAAACTGCCGATTTGACGCTTTCTGCGCGATGGAATAGGCGTTGTACGCTCTCCAGTTATGGTTTCAAGCGCAGTCTGTGTTTCAAATGCCGTGAATACCGGAATGCCGGATTGCATGAAATCTTTTATGTAGCGTGCATGGTCTCCATGTTCGTGACTCACGATGCATCCAACCACATCAGAGATTTTCCAATCAATCGTTTTCTTAAAGTCCATGAATTTACATCCGGCTTCGATTGCAAGGATTTCTCCACTATCAGTAATCAGGGCATATGAGTTGCCAGAGGATGAACTTCCAATCACAATTAATTTAATGTGAAACACCTTCTTTCGACCAATAATAACCTCCTGCTCTTAATCTAAAATTGCTATTTGCCGATCGAACAATACATGACTTGCATATTCCAGTATTTTCACTTGCTTCTACAAATCCATGAAATGATTGCAAAACAGAAAGATTATCATCCATTTGTAAAATAATTGTTTGTCTCGCTTTTTCACTTGCCGACTTTCCACCTATTTTCCCCATGTTTTTTGCATTTTCTTTTTGCAAACAACCACAACTTTTAGTTGCTCCGCTCGTAAGCGCATATCCTCTTACAATAGTTTCATTACCGCAATCACATTTGCAAATCCAATGAGCTCCGTGCTTGGTGTGAGCAAGTGAAATAACCACAAGTCTCGAAAATCTTTTTCCACTTAAATCTACAAGATTTGTCTTTTGTACTTCTTTTGTAAGTGCAACCTCCAAAGGCACACCTGATTTTATTCTTCCTTGTAATGTCTTATATCCAATGCCTGTTTCTTTTGACCATTCAGCAAGACACTGTGTCTTACCAAAACACGTATAATTAACATTAACGCGCTTATTGCATTGCTGCTCGTCGTTCGTTATCCAACGGCAATTTTTCGGAGAATATCCAAGACTATTATCTATTCGATCTATCGTCAAATTATCCTCATACCCATTTTCAAAAGACCAATCACGAAATGCAACAAAATCATTTCTCCACTCGTCACATACCGCAATTCCACGACCTCCATAATTTTCAAACTCTTTGGCAGTTTTCCTATAACAACGAGCTTTCATGTTTGTCCATATGCGATACAATCTTGTCCCGGTTCCGCCATGTGTTTTTGCAGGCATTTAAACCACCTCACTTTCCGAAAAATTCTTCTCTTACATCAACAATACTTCGTGTCTGCCCTAACAACTTCCGGTTGTGCTTTACCCTCTGCTCATTGTTGCAAATAAACTGCTTGCAGATTTCCGGTCGAACCGGATAGATTCTGCATTTCTCGCAACTCTTTCCGGTATCAAGGAACGGACAAGTCATGTCATAAGTTGCTGTTGTCGGTGCGATATGTTGACACTCTTTAATATGCTTCTTGCGAATATACCGGCGAATAACATCAATTTCCTTTTGGCTCATGGGAAGTAAGTTACTGCAACAATTTCCGCACTGGCTGCATTTCCCATCCTTGCAAAAGTTGTAGATATTATCAGCCATACCTTTCTGAACTGACTCTAAAAATGAAATAACTTCCATAGGCACCACTACTTCATGAAATCCGGTACATCGTCATTCTCAACAACTTCTCCGGCTACTTTTTCTGGTCGTGGTTCAACTACTTCGCTCCCGGTCTCAATAGCTTCGGATTCAGCTACAACAAATGGCTCTGAATTGGCATTCTCCGCAATTTCTTCCTGCGTCTGCTGATAAGTTTCATCCATCTGCATAAGAGACTGTTTTGCAATAGCATTGAGGTCTTTCGGGTGCTTCTTGATTGCATTGTTACGCATCTTACGAACAATCATGGATTCCGATGTATCAAGCCATGCGGCGCTCATGTATGGTCTTGCGACTTCACAGGCAAGCATATCTTCAATAGTCTTACAGTCTAAAAGTGCTTTCAAAATTTCATTTTTCTTTTCTGCGATAGCTTTCTTTTCTTCATCCGTAGCATCATATCTCGTTCTAGGTACAACCTTTCCATTCTTATCTTTTTTTGTTCCAAGTAAACCGAAAGTTTCATTCAACAGATTATTACGGACATGAGCGAAAAGATTTCCTTTTACGCTTTCACGCTCTGCGATCATGTACTCGATTTTTCCATCATTCATTTCAACAGGATAAACAACACGGATTACTTTCTGTGACAATCCTTTTTCTTCCCACTCCGGCGGCGTAACTTCAACACCTCTGTGCTTCGGATATGTAAATTCATCCCCTTCTTTCACAAGCCATACTGGATATACCTTTTTAACATCAACACCAAAGTTACGAAGAAGTGCATCGTTGCCGTCTCCCTCGATTCCCATTTCGACTTCCTTATACCAGTTTCCGTTTGCATCCTGTTTACTTCTCAACTGGAAATAGCACTCTCTTGGTACAGCATTTGCATTAAGCTTAAGGCTTGACACCTGTCCAATAACCTGTCTCAAATTAGAACCATTCAAGTTGCTCATAGCGGCTTTGTTGGATGTAACAAGGTTGTAAATCGCACTCATAGATGCCATAGCACACTGCTTGGAATAATCATCAAACAAAAGTCCATGTTCCGCAAAATCACGCTCCATAAGCCCTGTGTACTGGTTCGCATAATAGGAAAGCTGTGTATTCATTTCCTGCTTTCCCTGTGCCGCAACTTCCTGTTTCTTTGTTTCTGCCATAATTTTATTTTTCCTCTCTTTCTTCAAATTCTTTTAACTGCTCTGCTAACTTCTTACACTCATCAGCCACATATTCTTCAGTGCGGATAACATCATCAATCGGATATTTACTTTCAACCATTTTTCGTAGTTGATACTCTTTTATATGGCCCGGAAACTTCTGTATCGCATAATCCAAGTCCGACTTATCTCCTGCATGTCTGCAATCAAATCCAAACCACCACAAATCACTTTCGATTGGATAATCTGAATGTTCTCCACCGCCTGCGTATGTAATACCACCGTGGCACTGGAAATATGCTTCAATGCGGATTCTTTCATCTTCATCCATGCAAGCACCAAGCAAAGGGAAAATTCCACTTACTTCTCTGTCACCAACATCGGATTTCTTAATTTCAAGGTAATCACTGTAATCCTTTCCGTATAACGGATGGTTCTTTGGGATACCGACATAACCGCATCTGTGGCCAATAGCGCCAAATATCACAATACATTTGTAGCCTGCGTGCTCAAACTCGCGCTCGACAATATACCGTTTCTCTGGTTCCTCATGCTTATTTACAACTGCCACCTTATCAGCACCATAGGTCTCCACCCACTTCATATCAACTGATTCATCTGTAACCGTCAGCTTTGCACCTTTGGCATTTACAACCGTGTCACCGGCTTTTACATTATCCTCGGTGCGGTATGTATAACTTCTGGTGCTGTTTGGAAATTTTGCTTTGATATAATTCATTCTGATGCCTCACTTTCCGCTACTTTCTTTTCCTTTTCAAATTCTTCTTTACTGCAAATCAATAATCCGCCAATATAGCTATCTGGCTTTGTGAGTAATCCTATAACAATTTCATTTGGCATAGCGATTGTCACATTTCCCCATCCGTCCTTGCCACTATGAGCAGATATGATATTGGATAATGGGGAAACCTTTAAGTCCTTGTTATTCTTCTGTGACATCCGTTCCATTATTCCTAATGTTCCAATGCTCATTTATACACGCCTCTCTTTCCTTTATTTCTCGCGTCTTTTTCGCAATACGGAAGAGAACAATGTCCGGATTCCGCAAGATCAAAGAATCCTCTCTTACTTGCACTCTTCCAACGCTTGCATGACATGCACCGTGCATCCGGCTGTGTGACGTTGTTCCCAATTCCTACTCTTGACATTCGGCATCCTCGCTTTCTGCATTGTTAATTGGCATATCCAATGTAACCGCAACATCTCTGATGAACTCGTCCGGAATATAGATTCCTGCCTGCACGCATACCGCATATTGCACCTTTGCAATACTCGCAATATCAGAACCTTGCTTTTCCATTGTCTTTGTCAGAACTTTCAGCAGGTTAGCCACACCGCCATGCGATTGCGGTGTTTTTCTTGTTGACATGCTCCGAATTTCTTGAATATCTGCTTTCATATTTTCCATGAATTTATTTCTCCTATCATCGAACCATTTTTCAAATACATTCCACAGTTCTAAGAAACAGTCCGTTTTAAGTATTGCATCTTCGATACTGATGCATCTTCCCGAAAGAAACAGGCTTATTATCTGTCTTGCGTGCTTTTCAAAATATAATTCGCACTTGCCTTTCAGAAAGTACCGATACCCGGAACCGAATCTGCCACCAAGAAAAGAAAACGAATAAAACGTGTTGCCTTGAAAATATGTATCGTATTTCACATCCCACTCGGTGAACATAGGTTCTTCGCCCTTTCTATGTACCAAGCGCATAACACATTTCTCATTAAATACTTCTTCGCACATGGTTTTGAACGTAGCCATGCAAATTCTTTCAGTTCCAGGCTCAAGCGTTTCCCCTGCTTCTATGTATTTGTCAATGATTTCGATTGCCTTTGCATTTATTGGATAGTCCATATCACATAGCTTCAACTTTCAACTGCTTATCCTCGGAAACGCTCAAAAGAATTAACTGTGCATCCATATCCGGCACATTGAACTCATTCAGCGATTCTGCGTTATCTACGAAAATTGGCACGCTCACACCGTATAACTCGCTCAATGAGTGGATAATATCGAGTCCTGCTACAATTCTGTGGCCACTGTTCAAAGTCGAATACGGAACGCCATTTACAGTACACTCACAGCAATCTTTCATGCCGCCATTTAACTGCATTTCAAAGAGTTTGAAATTAACTGTCTTGAAATGGCTATTGATGGATTCAGAAACCTTATTCAGCTTGAAGCGAATGAACTCTTCTAAGAGGTAAAGCATCTGTTCCTGGTCGGCAACTTTCTGCCCGATTTCTTTCTTCTCTGCCTGCAACTCGGCGATACGCTCGTCAACCTCAACATTCTTAGCCGCCTGCGCAATGATTGTTTTTGCATCTTCTAATGCAGCTTCCAATTCTAATTTTTTCGATTCTAATTCCGATGTATCAATGCTGTTTGCTCTCGCAGAATCAATCTGTGACTGCAAATCAGTATCTTTCTTCATCAATGATTTGTAGTCCTCATTGGTGCTCAAATCAGCTTCTTCCGGCAACTCTGATAGTTTTTTTATACATTCATTTTTAATTTTCATCTGTTCCGTTTCCTGCTCACGAAGTTCTGGAAGTTTCTTTTCTGCATCTTCAATATCAGATTTCATTATTTCAATTTCTGATTTCTTATCAGTACCAAGAGAAGCAATCCGGTTCAATTCTGCAACCTTTTGATTGTTAAATGATTCTCTTATTGTTTTTAAGCGTTCTGCAGTATCTTCTTTTGCTTTTGCTTTTTTCTCTTCAAAATCAGTCTTTAACTGCTCAATTTTATCTTCTGGCAATCTCTGACCACATAATGAGCAGACTGTAGTTGATTCATCGAATTTCCACTTGGATTCATCAAACAGGTACGGTGTTTCATCAAAAGCCTTTTCCTTTTCACTCATATACTGCTTTCCAAGTTCAGTTTTTTCGCTTTCTAATGTAGGAATTCTCTTTTTCTTTTCAACAATTTCACTTTCCAGTTTTGTAATCTGTTTATGTAAATCATTGAATTTTATTGTTGCTTCATCCTTTCTGTCATCCAACGACCGCCGCTCTTTGATAAGTGATTCATTTGCCTTTCGTTTGCAATCATTAACTTCAAATTGCAATTCGAATTTCTGCTGCTCTAAATCATCAATCACCTTGGATGAAGATTTCATCTGTAACTCGATCTCTTTAATCTGCCGTTCTAAATCTGTCTTTAATAACTCCTGCTCTGCAACATCCACATCAACCTTGGATTTTTCGGCTTCATCAATACGAACTGGAATTTCAGCCTGATTTTTCTTCCATTCTGTAAGTGCTTTGGAAAACTTAGCACGAATATCGTCTGTGGATGGTGCTTTCTCCAATTCATTAATCAGTGGTGCATACTTGCCATCCGTCTTTGCCAATTCCACATCTGATGTTTCTGAAACAAGTTTCATCAGAATATCTCTTTGGTCTTTCCATTTCAGTGAAGAAAAATACTGTGGATTGGTCAGTAACTTGAACATATCTTCACTCTGCGACAGTTCGGAAACATATGCCTTGAAATCAACTTCACTTTTCGGATAACCATCAATCTCATATGAATTTGGGTTTCCCTGCAAAGTCACGGTGTTGGTTCCACGCTTCTTAACCCAGTTCTGCTTCTGCACCTTAGAAAGCATTACTTCCTTGCCTTCCACGTCCAATACACCCACAACCTTGATTTCTACGTTATCAATGCGATTTCCGTCTTTATCCAGCGGTCGAGTATTGAACTTTTCCTCTCCGACACTATTCTTGTTAAACAGAAGCCATGTGAATGCATCAAATATGGTTGTCTTTCCGGCTGCATTCTGCCCCTTAATACTTGTTTTATTTGAAAAATTCACTTCAAGACTTTTAATTCCTTTAAAATTCTCAATGTGTAATGATTTTAAAATGATTCGCATAATTTTATTCCTCCACTTCCTGTTCCAGTCTTAAATGAAATAAGCGTAATAAATTTTTGTTTGTGGTGTTGTCATATGATAAATACTTTTCTACTGCCGTTCTATTTCCTTTTTTTATTAATGTGTTAAAAGCATTGCGAATCGAATGTTCAACACAACGCCATGTAATGCCATATTTTTCGGCTATCTGATTGTATGTTGCGGTCATATTCATATAATCGTTTTTTCTTTCATGATATAATTCCATGGCGTCTGCAATATAATAAAATCCTTTCAAGCTAGCCGACATTCCCATCTCAATCAATGCATTAATTGCTCTATTTCTCATCAGAAATCACCTCAATTCTTGATGCTGAAATCTCATATGCTCTTCTTTCTTCTTCCTCACCATTCGAATGATGCTTGATATAATCCCGACTCTGGATGCGTCCAGTAATTTTTAAATGTGTTCCAAGCGGAAGTCCAGATGCATGACGTGCATTTCTACTCCAGCAGATACAAGGAATGTAATCAGATTTGCTATAGGAACGGTTTACTGCCACCAACAAGTCTGTAATTTCTCTTCCAAGTGGAGTCTTACGATAAATCGGGTCCTTACAGATGTAGCCATCCAGAATAATCTGATTGCTCTTCATCTCCTCTGTCTCTTCTTCAATAAACTCAATCTCCCGGACGAATACGGAGAGAACCAGCCGGTTCTTAAGTTCCTCATGTCTGTTATAAGAACGGAACTGTCCGGTTACATGAATGATTTCACCAATATGATTTGTATTTACATCAATCAAATATTCCGAAATCAAAAGTGGTAAGTAATCAATTGTTTCGCTCATCCGTTTTACAGCTACATCCACAAAGTAAAATCTTTCGCCATATACCTCATGGCTAAATCTGAAATCAGACACAATTTCGCCTACAAGTTCTACATTATTATTCTCTAAAAGTTTGTCCATGTTTGAAATTCTCCTTTAAGTATGTTAAAATAGGCACAAATAGCTTATGCTATTGCTTTGATTGGGAATCCTCTGCTTTGGTCGGTTGTGGGATTCCTTTTCTCTTTTTGTATATTTCTTTGATATATTCATTAGCCAACTGACGTTTGACTGATTTGGTGTTTCCCATGTATTTCTTCAAGTTCATACGTCCTTTCCATTATCCCCAATGCATATGTTGTATAATCTGCAGCATCTCCACGACTTACCGCATTTTGGGTGCCATTGTATACCATAAGAACCGTTCCCATGTCCTCATATTCACTAAATAACTCTGCCAGATAATCACACCCCACAAGTATATTGCTGTATGGATCATATAAATCTGTCACACCAAGTTTCTTCATACGGTCCATGTGATACTTCTCATAAATCTGCATCAAACCTTTGCAATTACCGTTTGATGCATTAGCCTGTCCACTACTTTCGTGTTCAATGATTGCCATTACCATTTCCGGGCAAAGATGATACTGATTTGAAATTGCAATAATATAAGGAAGAAACTCATCACATATCCATGTGTCTGCCGGTTCCGCTTCTATCTTCAAAGTCGAGCCAGACAATGTCATTGTCACTACTGCAACGATAAGTGCGACTATCTTTCTCAATGATTTTCTCTGCATCTTTAAAACTCCTTTCCAGCACTGCACCTAATGCTAAAATTAATAATCCAAAAATAAATGGAATGGCTACTATCGGATTTTCGGTAATATCGCAACTCATGCTTGTGAAAAGAATTGCCATTCCGACGGCTTCCACAACAAATGAAATCTTTTTAATTTTCATATTATTCACCTTTTTTCTTTTTCCTAGTAAAATGTTTCTCGTTTACTACAATTCCATATCCCATGGCGTTCGTTCATCCTTTCCTACTCCATATTTAATTGCCGTTTCTTTCACAATAGCCGTATAACCTTCGTTTTTTATAGGCTTAATACCAATCCGAGACAAATGTACCGAGCAATTCGCTTATTACAATATCTACGAAATGCATTCCGCCATCTGCATCTTCCATGCAATATGTAAAGAGCATAGCTGGTGTATAAGTTCCAGTCGCCGTCTGTATTTTTACATCACTTACCGAAACCTCATATCTCATTTCTTCATTTGTAAAGATATTTCTAAGCGTTTCTGCTGAATCGACTTTTGCCAAATACACACTTTCGCCACGAATTACCCTTGAATTGATTTTTTCGTAATTAAATTCACTCATTTTCGTTTTCCTTTCCCATAAGCAAGCGGAATGTTTCCTTTCCTTTTGGAGTAACAAACATTTGCTGTCCTGCCCATCCGTTATTTTCATTGTGTTTGTCCTTTAATACGAACAAACCATTGCCACTTTCTGCATGTTGAGCATATGGTCTTAATTCCCGATGCTTTCCCTGCCGAAACACATATCCATTAGAAATAAGGAAACTAACAAATGCCCTTTCTCCAATTCCCAACTCTTTAGCGGTATCTCGAATATTAGTATTTAATTTCTTGTCTACCAGCGCGTCAAAATAATCAGCTTTTGGTTTCATCTCGATTACCTGTGTCTTAAGGCTGTCAATCGTCTTATCTGCAAGCTTAAGTGCTCTAGCCATAACTTGTTCCGGTGTGTTCCATGCCTTTTCAAGGTCAATGAGATATTGACGTAACTGTTTTCCCTTTTCGGTTCTCTGGAGCATGCAAATCTGTTTTGCCATATCAATGGATAAATCAAAATCTTCCACTTCCCTTTGCACTTCTCTTGTACCTTCGGTTTGAACCCGTACTTTTTTGTTCGGGGTTGAATAATCTTCTCCTTGAACAAATCCATACGTGCAATATCTTTCAAACCATTTACTAAATCTTTCTGTTCCCTTTACTCCACCGTCCTGCGACAGCAAATCATACAAATCTCTTGCCGACACTGTCTGTGTTTCAAAATTCACTTTTACAAGTTTGTTCATTCTTCTCCTTTCTAATCGATCAAGTCCGAAACTTTCATATCTAATGCTGACGCAATAGCGGAAAGTTTATCAAGTTTTGGCTGATACCCAGCTTCACCGCCTGTCTCATGATGTTTTTTCCACTCGCTAAGTGTTGATGTGAGTACGCCACTTTTTTGAGCCACTTTATAATCTGTCAGCCCCAGTTCGTCTCTGCGCTTTGCGTACTTTTCGTACATTTTTTCACCTCGATTCTATAATATATATTGACTTTAGCTTAGTTTTCTAATATAATCATAGTGCTACCTAAGTTAATATAGAAATTAAAGCGATTGTCTTTTGTTTAGCTTATTTTTCTAAGCTATGTATGTACTTTAGCATAGTTTTATAAGTGTGTCAATAGGTGATAGCTTATTTTTCTTATCTATTTTTTGAAAGAGGTCTCTTATGGGAAATTGTTCTTATGAAAGATATGCAAAAATCCGTGATTTAAGGGGATTCACGGATTACAAAGTAACAAAATTAGCTGGAATAAAAGGAACTGCCACTATTTCAAATTGGAAAAACGGAAAGTATGTTCCAAAAGATGATAAAATGCAACGTATAGCAGATGTCCTAAATGTTAGTCTTAATTTTTTAGTTGGAAAAACTGATATGTTGGTATGCCCTATATGTGGTTTTGGAGATAACCCGCTTTCAGAACAGTCAAGAAAAGAACACGAACTGTTCCATCAACAATTTTTAAAGATAAAAGAAAAATATCCTTTTTTCATGACATTCAATGAAGCAAGTATTGAAAGAACAGATAGAATTTCTGAATTCAGAAATCCACAAAAAACAACAAATGGGAAAATAGAAGCTTTTGAAAAGTATTTAGAAGCTGCCTTTTCGTTGAAAATTCACCAAAATAACTTCAATATAGAATCTTTAGATTACAAGTCATTTTGTCAAACAGAAGTGTGTGATTTAGAACCAGATTATGAAATTTCTCAAGAAGTTATCGATGCACTAATTGAAAAATACGAAGTCGATAAAAATTTTTCAAACAGAAACGAACGACTGTTAGCAAGAGTAAGCAATAATCCACAAATCATGGCACTTCTTGCATACGCCGAAAAATTAAATCCAGAAATGTTAAGTATGCTGGAAATCCAAGCAAAAGCATTATCCGAGCAGAATGCCAAAGACCAGGAGTAGCCTTAGTTGCTACTCCTTAATTTTTCTCTTACAAACGAATAGAACCAACGCAGTTTGTAATTTTCATTAATACCATCAAATATTTTTCGTAGTTCTTCTCGATATTCTTCGTTTGACATATACGTATCTTCTTCTCTCACAATGTTTTCTTTAGAATTCATAAAAAATCTCCCTCTCCTGCTGTATATTTGCGATTTCATCGGTGACATAATCATTGTATAAAATAAAAAAAGTTTTTTCTCCCCTATTTCGACCATTTTTTATTTTTTTAAAGAAAAAGCTATTAAGCTAAATAATTTTTCCGCTTTCTCCCCTGTTACTACATATGATCATTATATTATATTTTCCATTATTTGTCTTTACTTTTGCGAATTTGTCCACGGTTGTGGACAAGACTCTTTATTTAGGCGCATATTTATACTCCGAATCGAATAAATCCACGATTCCCATGTCCAATGCTGCAGCAAGTTTTTCAAGCTGAGAGAGTCTTGGTGAATATCTTTCATTTTCAATATTGTTGATTTCAGATTTACTAATTCCAGATAAATTTGCCAGTTCTCTAGTGGTAATATTTCGTTCACTTCGAATATTCCACAATTTCATTTTTGCCATACTACTACCTCCACCATTTGTGTATATGTAAGTAGTATGTATGAATTTGAAAAAAATAATATTAGACTTCCTGCTGACTTATTTCAATCATTTTCCACTCATGCATGGAATAATTGTATTGAAGCGTAAAGCCTTTCTCCATACCATATATAATAGCTGTACATTGGTACTTAATTCCAATAAGCCTTGTCAAATTTTCTCTTTTTAAAATTTTATCTATCGTGACAGATACTATACTGCCATCTATGTCCTTAAACCGGAACCGCATTGGTGTTATCTTTCCATCCGTATCAGTGCACGAAATCATCTGAACCGGGATGCTGGTTCTTAGAATACTATTCAATGTGTTTTGCTCCTTTTTTCTTTGGTGTCTTTATTATATATTCGAACATTTGTTTTGTAAATAGTAAATTTCTACTAAAAAAAAGCCGGCAAAGAGCATCATATAATAACACTCTCTACCGGCTCTATCATATTTCTATAAGGATTCCAATCCCGCTTTCCAAGTATTCTTTCCTACAATGCCATCCGGGGTCAGTCCGTGATTCTTCTGCCAAGCAATTGTCTTACTTTCTGTTCCGCTGCCAAATCTTCCGTCTGGATTTGCTCCAACAATAATCTGCCAAATCTTTACTGCATTACCTTTACTACCCTTTTTAATTACTTTCATATTGTAATCCTCACTTTCTGCTTTTGATGTACTTGTTGCCTGTGCCATTGCAACTGTTTTATTAAACAGTGCCTGCTCTGCTACTCTACGTCTTCTAAGACCTGCCAGAACTTTTCCATTTGCCTTGCAATACTGCAGCATGGATGTAGCAATCTGGGATGCAGTTCGTCCAGCGCACAATTTCCTAAGATTGCCCTGTCCAAGATTAAAAGCAAAGCTAACCAGTGCATCAAACTGATTCTGATTAAGGCTTTCTGTAATAGGAACATACGCTGCACTATTGACATATTTTTCAAACTTTTCACAGTCCTGTTTTAAGTACGCGTCTGCCTGTGCCTGTGTGATTGTCATACCTTTTTTTACTCCGGAAGTATGACCATAGCCAATCGTCCATACTCCGGCAGCACACTGATATGCAGTAAGCCGACATCCCTCAAACTGCTTAATCAGATTCAATCCTGCCTGTCCAATTTTTCTATTTGCCATCTTTATTACCGCCTTTCTCTAACAACTGCTTAAATAACTGATGCAGTCCTGTGCTTGCCAATCCACTAAATAAGCCGCTTAATAATATCGGTGCTGTAACTGTCCATCCGTTAAGCCAGATTGCCAGAATAACACCAATAGCAGCGCAAATGGTAGGGATATATTTATTATCTACATCATTAATCCACTTCTTTACGATATATCCTACGCATAAGCAAATTCCTACAATTACTGGCACCATAAATTCTGTTAAAAATCCTAAATCTGTCATATTTAAATCCTCCAAATCATAAATTTTGTGCAATTAAAAAAATCAACCCAGACGCCAAAGCTCCGGCAACTGTGCTGATTATTGCTGTTACTGCTGTGTTCTTATATTTCTTTATATCCTCTGTAGGTGCACGCTCCATTTCATCCACCCGGCTATCCATACGGTCCACCTTTTCATCCAAGGCACACACATTTTCATTCGTATGTTTTACTTCTTCCACGAGCTGTACCATTGTCTTTGACATTGTATGTATTTCTTCAACAATAGGTTCCAGTTTGTCTATACGATGCGTATTTGACTTAGCCCGTTGCTCAACTTCTGTAATTCTGTGTTCAATTTCGATTGCATCCATGTCCATATCTCACACCCCATTTAATTGAATTCTTTACGCAATTCCTCTTTGTCCTCATCTGATAATTTCGGGTAGCTTTCAAGAATGCTATCCAAATTTTCTCCCTCTGCAATTCTTCTTTTAATTACACGAACCATAATGCTCTTTACTGGTCTACTCAGCATCTAAATCACCCCCAATTATTTCTGCGATTGCTTCATCCTGTTCAATCTGTGTCTTTTCCAATTCAGAAAGACGTTTATCTACAGATTGCATGATATGATATATGACAGTTACAAGTCCATTATCATCAACCAAAGCAGCGTTAAAGGTTAAATTACTGTATATACCGTAAGGTTTTAAGTCATCACCAGAAATGGATAACTCTGTAACGGTTTTAAACTTCTTTACTGCAACTGCAATTTCCATATCAGACAGTGAAAAGCTGATACTATCTCCCCCTGTTACTACAGATTCGGTTTTATAATTTTCTTTGCCGATAATTACATATTCTTTGCTCATTCTTTTTTCTCCTTTTCTTTTAAATGTCTTTTACGAAAATCATATTGCAATATAAATCTTCAATTTCTTGTGCTGTGCCTGCTTCATTTTTATAAAATAGCTGCATTGTTCCATCTGTACTCGGTACATTGGAACAACGGATTGGAACAATAGCTCCATTACTACTTGTTCCGCCAATTCCTAAAACACACTTATAGCCTTTTATTGTTGGTATTGCAAAAAATAATGTAGCACCATGTCCTGCCGCTATTGTTGTCTTGCTATATATTTTAACAGGTTTAATTATTACATACTCACTCACCTTATTTGCAAGTGTTCCAGAAATAGAAGCATTTTTTTCTCTTGCATCAAGGGCATACTCCCCTGCTGTTGTAATAGCAGCACTATTACTTATTTTTAAATGCCCCGCTTTATCAGAAGATGCTTTTAACCCAACGTGGCTTATCAGATCAGATACAGCTTTTACAATTTTTCCAAAGAATACTTTTCTGGATTCCCCACTTTCAATTTCAACTAGATTTTTCTGTTCTGTAAAATCTGTTCTAAGAATCATTTTAGCATCTGAATCTACCCCAATATCGTCACTGGCTTTTACTACTCCTTCGGTGCCTTCTGTCGCTACTGGAACAGATGTGCCACCTCTTGCAAGCAATCTCCAATACTCACTGCCTTCTTCCGGTGCATTACCGGTTGTTGTCTTAAGCGCGGCATATGCATTTCCGTTATATACAACAGTATCGAGATATTCATATGTAACCGCACTGCTGTAATCCCCTTTTGGAGTAAACGCTATCTTTCCCGCATCATTCATTTAGACTGCCACCTCCCATAATAAGTGTCCTGTTGTATTTTGAACTTCAAAATTGAACCGACCACCCTCATATTTGAGGTGCCCGGTTGTAAAATCAATCGTAAATTGTGGAACATTCTGTGATAAGGCTTCATTTATCTTATTCACCGCTTCATCTCCTGCAGCTTCTGCCTGTTCAGCATAGGATTGCGCTGTCTGGCTACTCGCCTGTGACTGCTCACTATAATATTTACTGTTATCAGTATCTTCACCGGTTCGTGTACCAGTCCCACCGACTGCATAACTTTTAGATAATGCAGCATTATTTACCGCTATTGTTGCGGAAGAACTGGCAAGATTCGCATTCTCGATAATCTGTGGTAAATAGGTATTTACTATATCATCATGTATCTTAACTACGGTATCTCTATTCTTCTGTGTTGTGTCAGCTAATTTATCTATCCGCTCAAGAATTGAGTTGAATTCAGTTACATATTCATCTCGGATGTCTTTGGTTGCATCTCGAATCATATCTTTGAAATCTTCATATGTTCCCATCCTCTTCACTACGCCGGCTGCAAAGCACATCCATACAATCTGATTACTTGTATCACTGTCGATAGATACCGCCCATTCTCCCGGCAACATCTTTGTCGGGTCGAAATCTGCCTTTAACCCTTTTCGCATCTGAATTGCCATATTGAATCACCTCTATTCATCAATAACAATCTGACCATACTGCTCAAGTGTTGAAACTGCAGCAAGCACGTTTTCATCTGTGATAATTCGATTCATTTTAACATTGGAATTAATTACCTTGCCGATATCACTGATTTCATCAAATGTAATGGCAATTCTTTTCATGTTTCCATCCGATGCTACTGCAAATCCTTTAATATTTTTCATGATACTTCCTCACTTTCCACATCATATAACAATGATGTTAAATAATTATAGGTTTCTGCTGCACTATCCTCGTTATCTGCATCATCAGGCAATACCGAGGACTCTTCCAAACGCATAGTGTCATACTCCCTTTGAATAGCCTTTAATTCCCATCCAAACTTCATATTTGGAGTTCCACTTACAACAAAATATGACGGTGTTCTTTCACTTACATAAATACTCCCATCACCGTATTTCTGCAAAAACACCTGATACTGAACTTCTGTATCTATTGTTTCTGCAAATACATCGTCGATATAAACATAGCATTTACCGGTTTCATCTATGGTTCCCTCTCCTATATCACCAAACATAGGAGATGGTGTTTCATAACAATATAGTAGCCGGTCTTTATAATTTTCTGTATTAACCACTCTTGATTTTGTGCCTGATACTATCAAATTTGTTTTTATACTTGCATCTCCATCCACCAATAATGAATAGTTGTGCATTACCGGAGTATCTGACTTGCCAATATAAAGCGAATCAAATTGAGAACCGCTAGTAGTGATATTAATACATGTTCCGGGTCCGCTTGTCATTTTAATTAAATCTGCCGATAAATTCACGCTTCCATATGTTTTTCCATTATATGTCCGTACCAAATTAAGTTTTGAGTCATATTGAATATCCGAACTTAAGGTAATATCTCCACCTGATATAGATGCAGATTTTGAAGTTAAATTTCCATTGGAATCTACACTAAATACTCCTCCACCAATGTTGAAATTCCCAGATTTAATTGTAACAGCCCCTTCTTTATCTACAACAAATACACCATTACCAATATTTATACTTACACCAGTTATTTCTCCGGCATTTATCCAATCCGCATTAATCCCGATAGCATTCAGAACATTTACAACTGCATTGCCTGAAGAATCAATACCGGCATTCCATGTCTTACCTCCGTCTGTGGATACTGCCAAAGCATCTGCTGTCATTTTCCAGATAGTAGAACTGGTTGCACGCTCCGGCTTATTGTGCATATAGTAAACAATGCTGCCATCTTCTAATATTTCCTCTGATTTGAATACACCAAATGACTGTGTCATCAGATTGGTAAGCCGCTGCACTGCTAAATCGTAAGAAGATAACTGCTTTTTACTCTCATTTCTGGCTTTTACAATTGCCTTGGTGAACTGCGTAAATTGTGTTGTCTTATTTCGCAGAGGTGTTTCAGAGTCACAGGATATATTTAGGCTGCCACCAAGAGTAAATGTCCGAGTGGATATAAATGCCTGATAAGTATTCTGCTTTCTATCAGTAACATAAGCCACATCCCCTGCTTCTACAGCCGGATTGCCAAGTGTTGATACTGTCAACGGTCTGAATCTCATTCCACCAATACGCTTGTATAAATACGTTGCTACTGTCTTAGCTGTTCCCTCTTGAATCAAATCATTGCCGGATATTTCAATTACATACCCTTCTTTACCGGCAAGATACGTTGCTTTCTTCTGCGTGTCTGTCTTATCGAATTCTTCTGTTACCTTTACGCCGGTTATTACTACATCATCTGTGCACACATCAAAAGACTTTGTAGAAAATATATGATGATATGTCTTCTGGTCGGTAAATGTACCGCCATCAATGTTATCTCCACTGGAATAATCCTTGAAATTACCACCATCTGCATCATCCCCATCGGAATACGGCTTTGTTGTTGTCTGGAAAGTTCCACCATCCAACGCAGAGTTGATTTCAAATGCTGACATATTATACCAATCAAGTTTTAATCTTCCGTAGGCATCCATTTTCGCCCAACAACCGGATATTTGCACAGCCATGGCAACAATATCACCAAATGTCATTGCTTTATCATCCGGTCGATTCTTTACCGTATATTTTCCATTTGGAATATTTGCACTCAACATGGAAATTCCACAATTGCTGCACGCATCTGCCAATATAGCAGAAATAGTTGCCGGATAGCTTAATTTACTATTAGAGTATGGTTTATCAAACTTACTCATATAATCAATGCAGGATAATGTGATTGTTGAGCCATCATAGCTAGGCTCATCAACTATGTATGTTCCGACCCGGATTTTTTCAATGGTGTTTGATAGCTGTAACCCAACATAAGCAATTACTGTTGCATCAGCAAAATCATAATCACTGAAATCATCATAAATATTATTTAGCGTAACTTTCAGCTTTCCAGTGACTGCTGCACCAATAGTAAATTTATTCTGACTGGATGTAGCATCTTCAATCTTAAAGGTATTTTCCCATACCTTTTCCTTTGTAATATGCAATACTTTTCCATTAACAAGCGTTATATCCAAAAAAGGCAGAAAGTTCCGGTTGTCATTATACATTTCCTGCTTAAATTCAGTTGATAAATCTAACATCGTACCCTGCCTTTCTATCTCTCAATTATATTAAAACTGATTTGAGAATAAATTTTCTTATTAATCGTCCACATTTTCATAGGTGCAGTTCTATCACCTACATAAAATGTTCTAGTCTCATCTTTGCCACTCATTGCATCCGGATAAGTTACATCTACATATTCCGGATTAAATGCCTGTAATATAGCAGCCGTTTCCTCTTTCGTTGCATTATCCCAAGTTAGCGAAATCTTACGTTTTTGCCCAACTCTATTCTTATGCATTATGGTATCCTGTGTTCTTCCGGAATCTGAATCTGATATATCCTGCAGTCCCCAGCTAAAAGATGTTGGCGTTTTAATAACCACACCATTTACCCATATCATTGCCATATTGTCCACCTACCTACAATTCTTTTAGGTTTACGACTATTTCAAACAATAGCCGGTAAATTCTATATATGTGAAAAGCACTCACCAACTAAAGGTAAGTGCTTAATATAATTAATTACAAAAAGTAAAATCTATTTTTATGAATTAATTAACATATAATGTAATTCCACATGTTTTTCTTTTGCAATTTTAATAAAATCTTTCTCTACACTGTAAAAACTTGTAGAAAAATATTCTCCATTTTTTCTATCTTTTTTATATTTTCTATGAAGCCCATTTTCATATTTGTGTGCATTTTCAAAGCTACTCGTAAAAATACATTTCTTTACATCCATTCCAGAAGCAGTTTTTATTTGAGATATTCTTCTTTCCACATCTTTTGCTATTCCTATTTTTATTGTTCCATTGCTCATTTCAAGTAAGTACATACACTTCTTTAAATCATTTGTTTCTTTTTCAATCATATTTCTTATGATTAATTCTCTTACAGCATTTACTAAATATGGATAACCGTTCTCTTCTGTCTCAAACATATAATGCTCGTATTCTTCTACTAAAAGCATAGAACAACTTGAATATGCCCTGTTATAACTAATTTTAACAGCGCATTCTAATAGTACTTCTGGTTTTCCAATTCCATTTTGGATAAAAAGCGATAGCCGTTTCGATAATTCATAATCTATTTCTTTCAAGTAATCAAACATGAAAATAAACTTTCCGATCACTCTATCTTCTACTAACATACACCATTCCTCCTTGATGATTTTATGTAAACAAAAAGCCGCCCTATGTTTGATGTTACCTGCTACGGACTTAATCAAACTAGGACGGCATATAACCGTACTTTTCTGGTTTTGCACTTTATTTCCAGACCTCACTAATTCAAGCTGATATTTATTTTTTTATTATAATAATTTGTTTTATTGAAAATGTCAATACAAAAGGCACCCATTAGGATGCCTCTTGCGTTACTCTCTCGTCACTCTATATTCTTGGTCTCTTCTCTCGCTCTAAATATACAAAATATTTCATTGCTATGAAAAGATATATCCACAATCATTACATATTATTTTTTCTACTGTCTCATATCTTTCCTTTCTTACAACTTTTTCTTTTTTATTCACCAATGTGAAAGGATGAAATGGATTTAAATTCGCTGTGTATCTTGTCTTTGTTTTTCCTGGAACAACTCTCTGTTCTGCATACCAACTACAGTTTGAACTCCTACACCTTGGACAGTATATTTTTGTTTTATTACCTAAAATAGAAACTCTATATATACCATTAAAGTTTCTATCTTCCTCTTCCTTCTTTTCCTGCCGTTTTCTATTTAATTCGGCTAAATCTGTATCTATACCTCTAAATATGTAATCGTCAGCTACTTTATTTGCTTCTACGAATGTTAATCCAGTTTTCATTCGTGTTATTTTAACAGCCTTATGTATATTATTGTTCACACTTTTGAGAATTTCACTAAATAACGTCACATCTGTTGATCTTTCCATAAGACATACCCCCTTTTTTTTACATTATATACCAAATGAATTTAAAAGGAAACCTTAAATTGATTTCCTTTTTTAAAATTCATTCACAATGTGGTATCTTCTATCGTGCTTCTCTTTTCCTTTCTGAACAATCTTATACATCGTTTCGCTATCACATTTCAACTCATTTTCAACGGTTACATCCGCTTTTAAGCTTATAGCTTCCCCATTCATCATGGATACCATCACTTCTGCAACTGCGTCTGTAATAAGTGATTTTATATTATCGGAAATTTCTGTAATAACCGGTTGCGTATTATGTGCATTTGCAATACCGGTATTTATCATTCTCTGCTCGGCTTCTACCGTAAATCTGGCTGCTGAAACAGGTTCCATTTTAACTGGCTCAACCATCATGTTCACTGATTGCTGAACTTGTCCAACGGTTTTTAAAATACCATTTGCAAATCCTGTTCCAGTAAAAACACCAATCTCATCCATAACTTTTGATGGACTATGTATACCAAGTTTATCTTTAACCGTATTCATTACATTATTGGCTAATCCTGTTGCGGCAGTTGCAGCTCCACTAAATCCTGACCTTATTCCATCAGCAAGACCATCTGTAATATAACTACCAATTGACTGAAACTTTTCTTTTATTCCGTCAAACATACCAATAACCTTATCCTTAAGTGCAGATAATGCATCAGTTAAGTTACCGATAGTATTCTCAAATCCTTCTTTTATGCCAAGAAGAATGTTCTCACCTATGGAGTTCATATTTTTTGCCGGACTATGTATTCCGAATACATTACACAATCCATCCCAAATACTTGTAAAAAATCCAGATACTGCATCGATAATATTGGAAAAAGCATCTTGAAATCCTTCTATTATTCCAAGAAGAATATATTCTCCAATCGGTTTCATCTCTTTGGATGGACTATGTATACCAAATACTTCACATAGGGCATCCCATAAACTAGTAAAAATACTAGCCACAAAATCTCCGATTCCAGCAAGAACACCAACAATTCCATCCAGAATACCTTCTAAAATCCACCCACCAATATCCATGAAGCCGTCTCTTTTTCCATCAAATGCAGTTTTAAATGCTTCTCCTGCTTCATCAAACCAAGATTCCGCCCAATCAAATTTAAATAGCTTATCTGTAATTGAATCTAATGCCCCTGTAATTGCATCAGAAATGGTTGAAAACCAATCCAGACCAAGAAAGTATTCTTTTACATCTTTTACCCATTCCATGAATTTTTCTGGAATCATTACCGTGAAAAAGTAATCTAACGAATCAAAAAAGCCATTATCACCAAACCATGAAAAATCATCATATGCTTCATCTCCAAAAATAGCTCTTCCAATTAGTTCTCCTATATTCCATCCCGCAATTGCTGCTACAATTGCAGAAACAATACCTATTCCAGCTGCCCATCCAATTTCTGCCCAAGTTCCTTCTGCTGCTAACGTTCCAAGGTCTGTTGTAAGGAATCCAGCCCAACCACCATAACTGTTTAATGTAGTTGATAATGATATTTTTAATGTATCCCATATACCTTTTCCAGCTTCAACACCTAGAACACTCGCAAGGCTTTGATTTAGCCATTCTAGGAAGTACTTTCCCATGCTTTTAAACTTGTTTTTTCCAACTTTAGTCAACCCAAACAGCACTAAAAAAGTATCAAAATCAAGATTACCAAAAAAATCTCCTGCTTTTTCCGCAATCGTACTCCAAGAAAGTGTACTTAATGCAGAAACTATCGCTTCTTCGATTCCATCTACCCAAGTATTTAATGTTTCCGCAAGTGCTTCAAAATCAAAATTTTCAAAGATTTTATTTATTCCTGTTGCTATTGATGTTCCAAGATTGGAAAAACTGAATTCCTCTCCAAAAGAAAGTGCTGTATACATTGCAGTATTTAATGCCCCTGCAATAGTTGAGCCAACTGCTCCAAATAATTCCGGTGTAATTAATCCATTAAGGAACTCTGCAAATCCTTTTCCAAAATCCTTGGCAACGCTATAAACGGATTCCCATTTTATACTATTAAGACCTTTTGTTATACCGTCACTAATATATTTTCCAATGCCCTCATAGTCACCACGCTTGAACGCTGCACATATTTTATCTGCAATCTTCTGAGCTTTATTTTCCATCCGGTCAAAGGCATCATCCCATGCTTTCTGGTACTCTTCAAGTGCCTTTTGTATCTCCTCATCCAAAATAGCAGAACCACCACCAGATCCGCCGGAGCCGGAACCACTACTTGAACCGGATGTAGGGTCATTAAGCTGATTTAATTCATCGAAGCCAAGTACAGTGTTCTTAAGCTTTTTAGCCGCATCATTCGCACCATTTAAGGCATCCTCTGCATCATCCGCTCCACCGACTAAATCCTCAATGCCATTGCTGGCACCACCGATGGATGAGTTAATGCCACTCAGATTGATTCCAAGCAAACCACCAACCCATGCAAAAAGTCGCTGCATTGCCATTACAAGACCATTAATATACGGAAGAACCTTCTCAATAATAGGCAAAAACAGATTTCCGATTGTTCTTGCCAAGTTGGAAAAGTTCTGTCTTAACATTCTCAACTGGTTAGCCGGTGATTCCATTGTGTTTGCCAAGTCACCATATGCAACTTTCGACTGGTCTAATATAGCCAGTAATCGTAACTGTGCCTTGGTTGCCTGATTCATTTCACTAATCGCACCGGTCAAACCGTATTTATAAGCATATTCCTGCAGAGTAGCATTTGTAATATCAATACCAAACGCACGAACTGCTCTTGACTGTCCTGCCAAAGCAGATGCGAATTTCTCAAATGCCTGTTCAAATGTAGTGTTTCTCAAGGATGCCCAGTCAGTACCAAGCATTGTAAGAGCAGTCGAAAAATTAAGCGCACTTTCTTCTGCTACACCAATAGATTCGGATACCTGTGCAAACATTGCCTGGTAATTCATTACAGTATCCGGATTCATTCCAAGATTCTTCTGTCCGGTATATGTAGCATTACCATCTGTATCAATATCAAATCCGGTCATCTTGGCTGTAAGCTGCTTTGCTCTTGAAGAGAATGACGATGCATAAGCTTCTGCAGAATCATATCCTGCCTGTTGCCAATTCGCTGCAGCATCATCACCAAGCTTACGCATGGCTACTTCAAAGTAGTTTACAGTTTCAAGGAAATCCATTGAAGAATTCACTGTATTCCAAAGGCCTTTAAATCCTCGAATAACCATAAAGAAATTAGCGTAGAATGCACCTGCAATCTGTGAAAAGCTCTTTAAACTTTTGCCAGCCTTTCCATCAGAGGAAAACAATCCGGATAATATAGAGGTTGATTTACTACCTTTATTACCCATCGTGCTTAATGTGGAACCTACCTTAGAACCCTGCGAAGCTAATTTAGCCAAAGCATTGGTCATTTCAATAATATTATTACTTACAGCCGGTGCCTTTGACAGGGTTTCCATTAATTCTGCGAGATTCTTCGCCAATAATGGAAGGTTCGTAATTGCTCTACCGGCAGCCACACCGCCAAGCCTTGAAATAGCGGATGCCATTTCATTCATTCCAGACATATTGAATTTTAATTCACCAATCTGGTTCATCTGCCGAACAAAACTCTGCAACTGAGCAGATAATGTAGGCAGATTCTTTGTAGCCTGTGTAGATGCCTTGCCACCCAGCTTAGATAGTGTTGGTATAAGCTGTGCCAGTCCTGTTACATCAAATGTCATGGCTCCGATATTGTTCATTCCTGTAACAAAGCTTGCCAAATCATCTTTAATCTTGATAAGATTTCCGGTGCCGGTAGTGGCATTCTTTCCACCTAGTTTTGATAATGCTGCAGCAATGCTTGTAACTCCTGCAACATTAATATTCTGTGCTTCTGCCAAGCCATTAGACAGATTCTGTAATGCAGAGGTAACTCCATACATAGAATTCGTATCTACCTCTGAGAATTTGCTTAATGCTCTTGCCAGGGATGTAATTTCTGCTGATTTTCCACCTTTAAAGCCGGTTGCTGAATCAGATAGTGTTCTGATTCCGGATGCAATATTAGTAAGTTTCTGAGAATCAAAGGAAAGACCATCTTTCAACTTTTCCATACTTGATGCCATCTTTTCAATAGCTGCAGTATGTCCGGAAATCTTAGAAATTCCACTTGCAAATGAATTAAGTCCTTTGCCACTTGCGCCGCCAAGTACAGAAGATACCTTTTCCAATTTGCTAATGAGCGTATCTAACTGCTGATTTGCTCCTTTTGCCTGTGCTTCAACTTCTATCTCTAAACGGTCAATATCCGCTGCTCCCATCTGCTCACCAACTTCCTATAAACTATTAAAGGTTTGTGACTATCTCCCATTCGATAGCCAGATAAAAAGAACGGACGCTGTGACACGTCCGCTCCCTAATTTTCTTTTTCTTCAAATTTCTTATTCCAAGCAAGTGCCCACAATTTGAACTGTTCTGCTTCGCTTAATGGTTCTGCTTCTTCCTGTTCTTCTTTATCCATCAAGCTATATGGCTGTGACGGATATTTTGAACTCTTAGAAAAGGCTGCACCTATCGCTCTAAGGCAATAGATTCCATTGTAATATGCAGACAAATCAATAATCTGTGCTTCCTGCTTTTTCTTTTCAGTAAAGGCTTCCTGATATGCATTCATGATTCTTGGATTCAACATAGGAAATGTCCTCATATCAATTCCATATCTGATTGCAGCCGGAAGCCATACATTATAAATTTCATTTGTGAAAAACTTTTCTGTAGATGCTAATTCAACTACTGTACTTCCGTCTCCGCAGTCGTAGATTTCTTCGTACTCTTCTTGTTCTCGTCCATACCGAGAACCTTTCTGAAAAAATCAGATTCGTTAATTGCATTTACAAATGCTTGGTAAATTTCATTCATGTTGCCGCCACCATAAATGTGCTGTTCTGCTAACCGGTTAGCTTCTTCTCTGTCACATTTAGCGCAAAGCATGATAAAAGCACTTGCTGGTGCAAAAATCTGATTTTTCTTGAACATTGCAAGGACATCATATCCTTCGCTTTCCAGCATTTCCATGTGACCGAATCCCAACTTTGGAACATCATATTTTTTGTTATTAATTGTTACTGTTGTTGCCATTTTCTTCTTCCTCCTTGTTTTCCGGCTCTTCCGGTTCTGTTACAACCTCTTCATTTTCTACTGGCAGCTTAGAGACGGATTTCTCCGTCTCTTCTGTTGTTCATGCAGTTTTATCACCAATTGAAATCTTAGTGGATGGAGAAACATTGATTGTCATCTCACGAACGCCGTTTACTTCACCTTCATTAACATAAACAGCATGTTCTCCTTCCCAGGTTGCTACACCGTCTTTTCCATCTTTTCCCATTGAGAGACGATAATGCAGCGGAATTCCAGACTTTGCTAATACTGTTTTGTATGTTTCTAACAGATAATTAGCTTTGAATTCCATGGAATTCATAGACTGCACACCATTGATGAATGTCTGTGATTCATCCTCAAGGTCAGTTGTTTCAAGCTGGTTTGGTGCTCCGCCTAATTTCGGATAGTTTTTGATTGGGCATAACTTTTCCCATGCTTTTCCATCCTCACTGATTTCAAGAATGGTATTAATTGTACTTACTGCTTTTTCTGCCATTTCTTCTTCCTTTCTACCGCATAACTTTGAGCGGTCAGCGAACACCTCTCGAGTGGGTGTCCGGTGCATAAAAAATAAGAGCCATTGCAGACTCTTGGTTTCATTTTATATAAACCCATCGAAATCGAGGGGTTTATTCATTTTTTACTTCTTCTATTTCATCCCCATTTGCATAGATGCGCTGAAATCTTACAACCCAGCGGCTTACATTTGGGTCAGCTGCATTTGCTACCGGTAATGGACCGTATTTACACTGCCAACCATATTTAAGCATAATCTCTTTTACTTTATTGCAAATCGTATAACAGGTATTATCAGCAATACTTCCAGTATCATATGCCGATACGGTAATCATTGGTGTCTGTGCTCCCTCGTTACCTTCCAAATCGTAATTTCCACCGGATATATCACTTAATGCCACATCACAGTATGGAAAATCCGTCTGTTTCGGTGTAATATACCGCCCGACTTTACATTCGGGATATGCTTTTTTCATCTTCTTTTCCAAATGTGTATAAAATGTATTCCATTCAAATCCTGCCATTACTTGAACACCTCTCTTGCTGTTTCTATGACCTTATTCCTTAATTCTTTGCCAACGCTATACATTGGCATTTTCGGGGAAACACCGATTGAATAGTGCCATTCGCCTTGCAAGTCCATATACCACCATCCCGGCTCATTACCGTGCGTGCCGTATGTTCCAGTCCCTACGCCCGGAATGTTCGCCGGATTCTGCGCCGGAAGTCCAGCACCAAATTCAAGCATGAGTGCCGGCGAGATTTCCTTTCTCTGCACGCCATCTTGATTCTGCCATTGGCTCACAATCTTCTGTGAATCTTCCATAATGAGGATTGCCCTGCATCCGGCTTTCTCCGGTGAGATTTCCGAGGACAGCCGAACGTACTTGCCGAAACCGCTGCTACCGATGTGAGCCTGCGCAATCTTAATGCCCTCGTTGCAAAGACGCTCGCAAAGTTGTTGACACTTGGAATCAATGCTGTTTTGATACTCTCGCAATTCTTTGATTGCCCGGTCGATTTCTGATACGGATAAACCGAATGAAATAGTCTTACTCATTCAGTAACCCCGCCCGTTTTGCCGATTCAGCGACTTTTCTTATACCCTTTGAAAGATTCTCAAATGCTTCTTCCGCACTTTTCCCATTGATAAAAAGCCCTGTTTGTGATGGGGAAGTGTTTGGAGTTGAAGCATCAAGAATCCCCAACTCCGAATACACCTTAAAAATCTTCGGAGACTGAATAGCGAACCAATCAACCATTTCCTCATTCTTCGCCCATGCACCGTCAAACCGGTTTGAACTATCGGATAGTCCACTCTCATTCAAAAAAGCGTGCATGATTTCATGGCGTAGAACCCTCTTTCGATACGTTTCTTGCGACTTTTCATCCATGCCGGTGAAATACTTTTCTTCCGACATGTCAGCAACAACAATCAGCTTTTCTTCTTCTCCACAATAACCGGAAAGTTTGTTATCTTCCAAATAGCTGTCCTCTGATACTTTGTGGGTTTCAATCCGGTATTCAGTTCCAAGAATATTGATTTTTCTGTTTTCCATATCAGTCCTCCGGTAATTCCTTAATCGCAATTACAATCCCATTCAGACTTTTCGCAGGCGGTGCGGCAACCTCATAATTAGCACTATCGCCATTTACGGAACCGTCCTCGTTGTACTGTGGCTCACAGCCAATCCATAGCCGTGTCAACTTGGTAATCGGGCAATCCATATCACAAGTAGATATTGTCCGGGAATAGTCAACGCTACTTCCAAACACATCAGCCTGCACATCACCCTTACCCGCGGAAATGTTGGCATAAAAAATGACAGGCTCGTTATAGCCTGCCATAGTACCTATCGGTATCGGACTAAGTTCTCCGTCAACCTCGGTGTATTTTATTTTTCCATCCTCGTCCGTTTCATAGACTGGAACTTCATCACTGTACGTTGCGTAGTACAGTTTCTGCTTATTTTTCTTTAATGAACGCATACCCTATTTCGAATCCTCAATCTTCTGACAAAAGCTTGTTCCATTTGGTAAATCCTCAGTTTTCACATCAACATATCTATTCGCATTACATTTTGCAATTCCGTTGCAAATCCAATTAGAGAGTATACATATTAGTGTCACTACAACAATTATGATAAGTAGCATCCTTCCTTGGTTTTCAACGATATACTTATCGAATATTGATAAAATATATCCTAATGAAATCATAAAAAAAGACGTTCTATTCAAATATATCCTCTTTAACGATTCTATTACTGAATCTTTGCCCAAATTAACAAAATCATTTTTTCCAAATAAGGTTCTATTTCCATTGATACAATCATTCACTACTATCATTTTTGTTTTTCCAAAACAACTTGTTAGTAACATTATAGAACCGCTTAATTGTAAAGATAATACTAAAATGTAAATTATCATTTATGTTCATCCCCTTTCACCGCCATTATACGACAAAAAGAGAGTTGCTACAAGAAGTTATTCAGCTACAATCCAATCATCTGCAAGCATATCAGCCTGTGACGCAAGCCATCCCATCTGAACCCCAGATGTTCCAACAAAAGCGATTGCTTTATTGCCAATGGCATCATGCTCACAGTTCACAAGCTCACCGTCTGCTGATACATAGGAAATGCCTGTTGCAAGCTGAATGTACTGTTTCTTGCCGTTCCAACCCTTGCGGGCAACTTTCTGTCCGGCTTTCAGTCTGCGGATTGCTTCGCCGAATGCGAATGTCTGAATATCCAAATCCTTTACATCAGCTTCGCCGACAATCTCCCAATCATCACGAAGAATGAAATTGAGAGTGTAATCAACATTCTCTGTTTCGCGAATATCAAGTATTCTGCCGTCCTTGCAGTACATCTTAATGGAATTATCTTCCCATTTCCAATATCCAGCCCATTCTGGGCATTTAATCATAGCACCCTGTTTGAGAGCTTCATATGCTTTCTTGAAATCCATTGCCTTTCCCTCCAAAATAGAAATATGGCACACCGCCCACCACCACTTATGTGTACCGCCTGCGACCATATTACCGGCACCGGCAAAATGGTCACGCACAATCTTCTTTAACCGCTTAACCCTGCGGCTGGGAGATATTCGAATCACCAACCTTTCTTTTTAAATACAGTTCGCAAATCCTATCACTTCTTTATAAGCCATCAAGCAATCGCTAAAGGTTCTTGAAATTCCATTTTCCCCATGCGAAAGTTGGTTTTCTGCACCGTTCTTGGATTCAATCTCAATCGCTGCCATCGCAATCTTGGCTTTATTTTTCTCCAAGTCCGCAAGAATCTTATCTTCATCCCACGAACCCGGATAGTTTCTAAGTGTTTTAAACGCTTCAATGGCAAGGCTTACTGTCAGACCGGAAATGCTGATTTCTGCATCGTATTCAGTTATCATCGCCTTAATATCTTCTTTGAATTTCTCCATTGGAGTGAGCGTTACCGCATCATCCTTTGGTGTTTCTTCTATATCAGCCATCCTGCCACCTCATTTCATTTACAGACCAAGTTTTTCAATAATCTGCTCTTTCAGCATCTTCCCGGTAGATTCCTCTGTTACTTCTAGCCCCAAAGATTTTGCCACTTCTTTAAGGTCAGCTTTACTCATTCGGGTAATCTCTGATTTCTGATACTGCTTTTGCTCTGCTTTAGTTTCACTCATGTCAACGTCACTCGAATTTGTTTCAATTGCCTGTGGCAGCTCTGGTTCTGGAATCCGAGTAGAAGAAGGAGCGGTTTTTTCAACCGCCCTCTTATATCCACATGATTCCCAAACCCTTGCCATATTTTCGTTGACAATCATCTGAATGCCATCTTTTTCATAGCAAATCATTTGCGACCACTCCTTTTACTCGTTGAGCGTTACTGCCTGTGTTGCGGTCTTGGTTACGCCGTTCTCTGTATAAGAAACAGTAACGTTACCAGCCTTGGTGATTGTATCTGGTGCATATGTAACAAACTTAGTTACATCCTGTGTTGTTACAGAATCGCCATATGTAGCGGTCACAACCATTCCGGCAGGGTCAAACTTTTCACCGGATGTGTACTGCGTCTTTGTTGGTGCCTTTGTGATTGCAATAGAGCTTAAAGCTGCTGTTGCATGAACGCCGATTGCATCGAGTTTTTCGTTTAAGCAGAAAGCATCATAACGAACACGTCCTTCTACTAACCAACCGGAAATACCAGGTGCATCTGTGTGGATTTTGTACTCTACAAGTTTAATCGGTCCTACACAAACGATTGGATTTGTAATAACAAAGTCTACGTTTGCCGGGAAGTAAGATGCTGGAACTTTGATGATAGGTACTCCATCAACATCACCAACAACACCATTGATTGCAATCTGTGTTGCCATATCGCCTTTCTTCGTGAAGGCATCATCCAATTTGATATTCTTATAGTAAGATGAACGGCACAAACAAATACGTCCGCCTGTAGGAACCTTATTATCATCAAGTTTTTCCTGCACAGATAAGAAATTCTCATATGCATTATTCTTTGTGGTAGCTCCGGTTACGATATTTGCTGCCTTTGCAGATGCACAAATCTTATGGATACGGTAAATATCGACCTCTGGGATAACAACCTCATTGATCTGACGTGCAAGTGCTTTTCCTGCTTCCATAGTCATCTGCGTATCATCATAGGACTTACGATCAATAGTGAAGGTAAATGATCTATCCTGCTTAAGGGTCATTTCCTGTGTGTTATTTCCAAGCTCATCCGGATTACCGTAACGGTTAGAACCGGATGCCTTATAATCATTCATTCCAACAGTAGGAACCGAATATACTTTTACGGTCTCCACGCCGATGAAATCATAATTATTGTTTACTACTGCACCCGTCAGAGAGCCAAGTGCAAATCTCTCATCAACCTGTGGGCTATACTTTTCTGCATAATTTACTGCCATATTTTTACCTCTACTTTCTTAAAATAATTTTATGAATTGAATCCCTGTAAGAATGGGTCTTCTTTTCCCTTACTTACCCCGGTTTTAACCTCCGGGCGGTTTTTGTACCACTCATTTTCCTTTGCTTTCAGAATGGCTTCCTGTGCCTGTGACTGAACAAAGAAAAGTGTATCTGTATCGCCATCAAACTGTGCTTCTGCAGCTTTTTGGGCTAATTCCTGTGAGTAACCAAGAGTTAAGAAATTCTTTTCGAATTTGGAAACGGCACTCTCTCTGCGAAGCCGATTAAGTTCTGCATCCTTTTCTGCTTCCTTATCAGCTTTTTCCTGTGCCAGCTTTTCAGCATCACTCAACGTTGCGTTATACTTCTTTTTCCAACTGGAAGCGTCTTTCGCCGCATCTTCCTGCGCCTTCTTGAGTTTTGCGTTTTCAACACGCATCTGCTGCAACTGCTCTTCAAGACTTGGCTGCGGATCTCCATTTTTCGGTTCATCTTTCGGCTCGTCCTTTGGCGGCTCTGCTGCTGGCGTTTTTGGCTCATCCTTTGGTGGATCTGCTACCGGTTCTGCAAAAAACTGCAAATTCGTTTTTAAAAATTCTTTCTTCTTCATCTTGCTACCTCAACTTTCTTTATTGTTTGCGATTAATTACCCTCGTTTCCCTACGAGCAAATTGCGTTTTTACGTTTTCCCTAACGATTGCGAAATTTATAATGCGCTTTCCCTAGCGCATATAACAACGCCCACATTTCTGTGAGCGTTTAATTTCAATTTTGTATTTAACTTTAATTTTTCAGAGGACTGTTATCCGTTTGATCTGAAGAATCCTGCATAATCCGTTTTATATCTGGATTTATTTCATCTTTTTGCTTTTCAGTCTCCGGTTTCTGCTGATTCTGATTGAGCGTTGACTGTCCAGCTTTCTTACTTTCAAGCAACATTTTCTGATATTCAAGCATCTTTGGCACAGAATCTTCGACAGCTTCGGCAAGGTTCGGGAAAAAGTCTATTGCTTCCATTGCAATTCTTGGGTGTACCATGTTCTGAACCATTGTCGCAAGTGAATTGACTTTTGTTGCCATATCGAACGTTTTTTGTCGGATAGGTCGAATTTCAATATCACTATTCTTTAATTTCAGAAGTGGACTCTCTGGGTCTGTACTTGGAGATTTCTTAATTGCAATCAATGCAAGGCGGTTTCTCTCTTTAAAACCTCTCTTAATAATTGCCGCCTGCTTGCAAGCCACAGCTTCGGTTGCTGTCCATCCGGAAGACAGGCTCGTTGCTCCGGTCGTAGAACCGCCGCTCTGCTCTGTTTGCTTTGGAGTGAACGTTCTTTCCAAAATACCGTCATGTTTTGCCTGGATATTGGCAAGAACACCGGTATAGTCGTAATCAAGGACAAGTCCCTTTATATTCGGCTGTTTTCCTGCTCCATTTGTCTTTGTTAAAATCCACTGCCCAGCCTGCGGTCCTTTTACTTTTCCGTTATCATCCTTATCCAATTCAATGTCATTGCCCCACCAGTTTGCCTGTGTTGTCTGCGATACATCATTACAAAGGTCGGATTCAAGGATATTTAAAGCATTCAGTTCATCAAGCTGACGTTCGAATACACCTGTCCGGTCCGTAGAACGTTCAAACTCAACAATATTTACTCTGCCGAACGGATTTACCTGTACACCGTCTTTGCTCCCTGCTATTTTCTTTCCCTCGCGTGTTTTTGTTCCTTGAACAAATTTAACCATGTCAAGAATTTCATATATCGCATCATCCGTGACACAAGTGAAAATCTTAGACCCATCCTCATCCTCTGAATACGACACACCCATTACAGGCCGCTCATAGGCATCAGATGAATAAACAACAAATGAATACAATGGATTCAGTGTTACAAGGTCAAATACCGCATCCTCATCATCTGGGTTACGCTTAATATCAATAAGCTGGCAACACACACCGCACACTTCCAAGTAATAAGCAAGCAACTGATCTTTACTTTCCATGTCCTCGGCATCGTACATTTCATTCAAAAGCGTAATTGCAGAATCGTTATCTGTCGGGTTGCTACCCTTTGGATGTTTATCTGACTTCTGTACGAATGCCATGTGATTGCCCCAGAAGTAGCCAAGCCAAAATTCTGTAATCTGATGTGCAAGGTTGGAAATTGACTTAATATCAATGTCTGTCCGAACCTTCTTCTCACGTCTAAGTGGCTGATTGCCTTTTTCAAAATCAATAAGATTACGAATCTGTGTGCGATTCTGCTCATGTTTTGTCATGGTAGTAGTAAGAACCTGGATAACATTGTCCTTTGTGATTTCTTTTACATCCGTATAGATTTTAATTCTTCCACGATATTCAATGTTACGTTCTTTCTCGCTCACAGTCTCACCACCTAACTAAAAAGCCACCGCCGGATTTCTCCAACAGTGGCTTACTTTTCATTTTTCGATGATATAATAATATCATGAAAGTATGTCCTTTTTTTCCGCATTTCACATTGCTTTATTTTGGTCAAGCAGGTAAAAGAAATATCTGCGCATCTCATAAAATGCTGATTTTCCAATTGGCATACCCTCACAAGCAATCAAATATGTAACCGGAACCTCATAACATACAGACTTGATGATATATTGGCTCAAATCTTCTCCTGCCTGTTCTGCTGTTTCTTCAATCAATCGGCATTTTTCTTCCAATACAATTCGCTTAATTGCCAGATTTCCGGTAGCATCTGAATTGCTATGCATAATTGGCATATCTGTTATTTCAAGGCTCTTAACCGTATTCTTATTATATTTCAATTGATTTTTCCATTCAGGATACTGCTCACAAAATCCGCAAAGTTCTTTGTATCGCTTACCGGAAATTCCATATTTTTCAAGATTCAACTCTCTTTTATTCACTCTATCACTCCTCTATCCCATTGGGCTATCAATAACTGTTGTTTTTACGCCACCTAAGTTTTCAATGCTCATTGCCAACTGTGTCAATCCATCGGCCGCATCATCATGTTCATTGCTTCCAATTTGTACAAACATGAGAAGTTCGTCCATTGCATCGCTATACTCTTTGGATTGCTTTTCATCTTCCAAAAATACAAAATGTTGAATTATGTACCCAGAATACGCAATGATTTTTGAAAGTTTCTCCATGTTGCCAGGCGCTTTCTTATCCGTACAACTGCATTTGTAACCATACTCTTCCAATTTTTCATCAACATACTTACGGTACATATCACCGCCATTATTTGCTTCAAAACAAATCTGCCGGATTTCTTCTCCCATAAGTTTTCCTATAACTAACGGAAGTGTGACCTCTTTCTTTCCCTTATTAAAAATCCAATCAGTAATATATACATCTCCATTCGGGTATTCATATCCTATCGGCATTGAAAGGCTATCACCACCACCCCATGCCACGTCGCACGCTGATATAACACGGTGATCTCCTTCCGGTAAAATTCCGTTATAATGTCGCAGATCATCTTCTGGATAAAGCAATCCCTCTCGAACATACGGTTTCTGCTGATACTTTGCTTCCCACTCATTTTTATCAAGTCGCTTTTTAAGCCTTTGATAATATCTGGTTGAAAATCCTTTTACCGGATAATCAAAATTGGATTCGCCTTTTTCATTAAGTGCTGGAATTTTTCTAAAACGATACAATGGATCATTTTTGTTTTCCGCTTCTACTCTTCCCAAAGGATCAAGCACATTCCATCTGGTACCAACCATCAATTCCTTAGATCCATCGTTTTTACGGTCAACAAGAATGTTTAGATAATCTTGGTAACGGTTTTCCAATCGTCTAGGGCTTAATGATTCCTTTCGATCACGAACAAGGTCGTCCACATACAAATAGCCATCTTCGGAAATATCAACTTCTCCGGTCCATGTACCGTCAATACCTCGACAAGTCAGTGTTGCGAATCTATCGGGCGTATTATAATTAACCTCGTTCTTATCTGAATGTTGGGATTCCTTTTGAACATCTGGGAAAATTTCTGAAAACGTGTATTCGCTTGATGTTGTTAAATTAAGTATTTCTGTATAGAATCCATCTGCAAGTAAACCGGAATGTCCGGCCATAGCATTATGGCTATCCGGTCTCTTGCCGATTATCCAAGCATAAAAGAAAATACAGATAGTCGACTTGCCAACTCGCGGTGGCATAGACAATCCGTAAAATTCTATCTTTCCATCTTCCAAATCCTGCAGATCGTCAACAACAACCTTTAATGCTTTCTTCCTGTTCTCATAGAATATCTTCCTTTGAGGTCTGTTCTTCTCCATGTAAAAAAGGAATGATTCAAAATGGTACGGCGCTTCGGCTTTCATGGTTTTCCAGTACAGATCGTCCATCTGTAAGACTTCCACGCCTTTTTGAATCGCCCACCGGCAGCATTCCTTGATGTACGAAGTGACTTTCAACGCCCATTCCGTGTCGTTTTCCTTTTCAAATGCCACTTTTGCTACATCCAATAGGTCAAACAGCGACCGATATTCAATTCCATGTTGTTTTATGTAATTTTTAATATCATCAGCAGTTTCCCGCGTTTGTTCTGAAACCAAAAAAGAGCCTACCTCCCTTCTATCTTGGAAATAGGCTCTCTCTACATATGTGCCACACGGCACTCTGCAACTGGTGCTCTTTTTATTTATTCACTTGCCTTAAAATTGTATACCGGTTTGATAATTGCAAGCACATCAACTGTATCTTTGATATTCTCAACAATTTCATCCAATGTCTTATATGCCATTGGAGATTCATCTATTGTAGATTGATTGACAGAAGTTGTATATATTCCGTCCATTGCCTTTTCAAACTCTTCCAACGATACTAATTCCTTGGCTTTTGTCCGGCTCATTACTCTACCGGCTCCATGAGGTGCGGATTGGTTCCAATCCTCATTTCCTTTTCCGGTACCAATAATGCAACCGTCTCGCATATTGATTGGAATAAGTACCTTTTCTCCTAGTTTGGCTGAAATAGCGCCCTTGCGGACAATATTTGAATCATGGTCGATATAATTGTGAATACACTCGAAGTAATCTGGCATATCGGCATCGACGCCCCATCCCATGTGGTTGCATATAATTTGAGCAATCATAACGCGGTTCATGTAGGCGAACTTCTGGCAAATTCTCATATCATGCAGATAATCTTCCCTGTATTTACCCTCTAAATAGCACAAATCCTTTGGAATATTCGGATTAACCGCCTTGAAATTTCTGTGCAATTCTGCTATGGCATTTTGAATTTCAGATTTTCTTCCAGTAGCTTTGTATTCTTCAATAATCCTGTCCTGTTCTTCATACAGTTTATCTTTGCCGCTCATAAGTTCAAATGCAAGGTTCTGATAATAGTCAGCAACCTGTTTTCCGAGATTACGGCTACCGGTATGAATAACAAGATACTTATAACCATCCTCTGCAACATCAACCTCAATGAAGTGATTTCCACCTCCGAGAGTGCCGATAGACCGCTCAAGCCGTTTTGTATCTCGCAATTCTCGGTAGCACTTCAAATCCTGTAATTCATCGAATCTGATAATTCTTCCATCATGCACATCTCTTCCGCTTGGAACATAGGAACGAATCACGTTATCCAGCTTTTCAAAATCAATATCTGTCTGGCCAAGGCTTACGCAAAGCATACTGCAACCAATATCAACCCCAACAATGTTCGGTATAACTTTTTCCCCAAGGTCTGCTGTAAATCCAATAACACATCCCTTTCCGGCATGAACATCCGGCATGATACGAACTTTACAATCTTTGAATGCATCCTGTGCAAGCAATAATTCAATTTGATCTACCGCTTCCTGTTCAACGTTCTTGGTAAATATTTTTAAATCACTCATCATTTCACCCCAATTCTATTGATTTTTCCGCATTTCGGACATTTGATTTCAGCCTGTCCGTTGAATTTACCTAACAGGCGGTTGCATTTACTGCAACGATGCTCTACAAGCTGATTCTGCATCTTCCATTCGTCAATAATCTGCAGGATGAACCGCTTGCCGCTACGCATTTGGCTGTATACAACAATTTCATTTCCATTCTTTTCGCACTTTTCATATTCTCTGAGCAACTGTTTCTGAGATTCGGATAATGGAAATGGTGCGACTTCCTCTGCAAACTCCACAAGAGATATTTCATTCTCCTGTCTAGTTAATTCATTCATTCTTCCACCAACTTTCTACCACACATCGGGCAAAATGCAATATAAAAATATCCCATTGCCACTACAGACTGACTAATTAAAATACTTGGTACTTTATCCTCGCGGTCTTTAAAAACATTTGCTCTTGTCAAATTTGTCTCATTGGTGCACTTTTTGATAGGAATATCAGCACCAAATATTCTATTATTTTCGTAATCTTTACAAAAATCACACATGCTTACACCTCAATCAAAGTAAATTTACGGAGCGTTTTCAGATTTCCACGATGTAAAATACCATCTATATCACGGTATGGCTCTCCAAACAATTGATGATGCTCTACATTTCCAAGATAAACTTTGCATGTTCTTCCCCCAATTGTAAGTTCTCCGAACATTTCACCTATTTCAGCATTGAAACCACTTACGTCATATGGAGTTTTACAATAAGGGCACGCTTCCTTATCTCTTTCGATTGGCGCACCACAATTTACACAATTCAAAATCATGTTTATACCTCATATTTTGCATAAAAAATACCAACCATCGAATATTGACGGTTGGTTATAAACTATTTACCTGAAAGTTTCGCATATATGAAACTAGCAGAAACAGATATTACAGCAGCAACAAGCACTGCCCACATTAAGTTCTTTTTCAATGATTTTCTTTTCTCATTTTTTCCTATTTCATCTCCAATATCAAATACAATTATTGGAAATAAATACTTTTTTATTTTATATAAAACAGCTAAAATTCCCATGTAGATCGCAATCAATTCTACATATGCTATAAAATACTGTGGTGACAAGTCTATGCCAATAACACTATTGTTGTGCATTATTAAAAATATCATCAAAATGATAAGAGATATTATAAAGAGTATATCTTTATAGCCAGTACTTGCCAGTATTGAGAAAACTGGATCTTCATTTTTTCTTCTTATTGCATAATTAATTTTCTCATAAATTTCATCTGTCTTAACATCGTCTATTGTCGATATAATTCCACAAATAGACGTCTTTTCTTTCTCTTCAAATAGCAAATGAACACTCTCTTGTTTTGCACTATATGCTGATATTTCCAGTTTTTCAATTCGTTTTTCTAAAGCATTTTCATATTCACATAATTCTTTTATGGTTTCAAACTCTTTTCTGTTTTTATTTTTCAAAGTAGCCACACATTGAATATCTGTGAAAAAATTTTTCAAAATACTTTCCATGTTCAGCAATAAATCCTCGGAAATTGAAATAGCTAATGTGTTTTTTATTTCTTTTGTATACATAATATTCCTCCCCAATCATTTGTGATAAGGGAATTATACCACTCCAACCACCAATATTCAATTTTCAATGTGCAAAATAGTGACACAGGGAATCGAACCCTGTCAGCCCAAACCATGCCAACCGCTTTCAAATCTGCAATTTCTAATCACGGAAGAGTTTTCTGTTTCCAATGATGCCACTACCACCAATAAGTCTCCCATCGACCGGAACTATTGCAGTAGCACCCGACTAAGTGGAGATAATGATAAGCGCAGTGCGTAGGACTCGAACCTACAAGGCGAATAAACGCCCGACCGGATAGCAACCGGCTCCAATTCCAATTATGGGAACACTGCCGAATTTTCTTGTATCGTCAAGAAAATTAGGAAAGAAACGACGGATACCTTTCTTGCTGGAGTTATGTCCGCAGGTGGATTTGAACCACCATTCTGCAACCTTGCTTACTCCGATTATTTCAAGCGGAAAGTGCCGGAATCGAACCGACCTCACGGATTATTGGTGCACCTCACCGTAATTGCTGCCTTGCGATATACCTTTCCATACTCGTCAACGAACTTTCATCGTCCTGTTTCCACACTTTTTAAGTCGACAATGCTTCTATCACAAGAAAAACATCATTTATTACACTAAAACTCGTCAGTCTTATCACATAAACAATATTTTATAACGCATGGGGAAGAGAGGAATTGAACCTCCAATGTTTACCACTTGGGAACGGATTTACAGCCCGCCGCAACACCGCCAATCGTTGCCGCTTCCCCAAAACCGCCACAAGACGGTTAGCAATAATGTTTTTCGTGCCATGCATCGCACTATCCGGTTTGAAGCCTTTCACCGGCAACTCTTTTCATAGCTCAGGCACCGTGGGATAGGCACCCGAACTATCAGGTTTGACTGCTATATGGATTGCTCGTCAGCAAATTATGGAGTGACCATCACTCATCACCATATAGGCTTACGTCTAATGCCGCGCTCCGTGGCAAATACCACCGGGCGGTCTCGCACCGCCCTTGACAGAATCATCCTAGTGGCTGAAAGGTATCTCTATGCCAAACAATGGTATATAACCACGCCGCCAGATAGAAAACAATCAAAAACTATCCGGCAATCAAAGTAAAAGGATTCGAACCTTTGAGTTTCTTTGCTACTGCTTATAACTCCAGTTCCATTTTCTGTATGCTTGAAAATTAACTGTACTTCGCATTTTATTTCCAAATTAGCAACAAGTTTAATACCAATAGAACAATTATTAAACTAACTCCATGTTTTGCTTCTGTACCTTCTACCTTAGATGAAGCCAACAACGAAATCAGGAACAAATCTAAGAGACTTACTATATCTTTTAAAATTATTCTCACCTTTTAATCACTCTCCATTTTTTCATTAGTCTTCAAAACTATGTTCTCTTTTAAATTCTTCCATCTCTTTTACGCTCATACCAATTATTCCTGCTGATTCGTCAGAACCGGTATGCTGAAAGAAATCTCCTTCCTGTGGAAACATAAACCGGAACATTGCATAATTCGCAACGTCGCACAGATATTCAAGATTCCCAGTTTCTTCGAATCTGGCAAGGCATTTTTTCAAACTTCCAATCGCATCAACGTTTCCGGTTGCAAAATTCAAATGTGCAGGTCCGTATTTATAATAGCTCTGCTCAATTAATCCTTTACGTTTTTCATCAAATGCCTTGGAATACTCTGTTTTCATGATTACTTCATTCATCTTTGCTCTCCCAGTCATCGCAACTATGTTTATACTCAACAAAATAGCCATCATACTCACTTTCTATGTTTGAGCATTCATAACCCTCTGTCTTATCATAATTTGCATACTTACAAGTACCACAGCACTGTTTACAATCTGGCATATTAAAACCTCTCTTTTTGTTTATAAAAAATTTTTGAAAATCGTTATCGAATGTAACTTTTGAATTTTTATCTGATGTGAAAAATTGAATTCAGAAAACTCCGTTGACGTAAAATATACCGCTCAACAGTTTATTATTTATCGTTATTGGGGGTTCTGATAAAACCCCAGCATGTTTAAAACATTTAGCAGTACGATTATTGCAGATAACACATCTAAGATTATTCGCGTCTTTATACTGCTTAAGGATTGCTTGAAATTCTTCATCCGTAGATGTTCTTAGCAACGCATATCCATTTTGAATTCCTTCAAGTTTAGCAATCATTTAGACCACCTCTCGTAACTTTGTAGAAATTATGTGGCATCGTATTCATATCTTGTTTATTGGCAGGCGGTCTTTTTATTAAATTTCACCTTGACCTACTCAGTTAGACCCTGGGGACCGTTTCCAGTAGACCCCTCCCGGGGGTACCAAGAATACAAACAATTCAAAAACATTTCAAACAATTCTTTCTTGATTTCTTTATCTATTCGCAAAACATCAGTTAAACGAAAAGTTATCCGGTTCTTAAATCTCCGCAAGCCTTGATTTTACTGGATTTTTAAATTGTATAGAATTGTGTGTCTGATTTACAATTAAAAATCTGCTTTCGGTTGCTCTAATTGTGTGTCATTTGCAGACAATTCAGCCGGCTTGTATCTCTGCTGGATCTGCTCTATTGATTGCTGCTTTTCAGTTATCCCACCTCTTGGCTGCCCCATGTTCCAGCCGTAATGCCTGTTTAATGCTCCAAGTAATCCGACAGGATTTCGCTTGCCAGATATGAGCATATTCGAAAGTGATTCTTCTCTTTCAGTGGAAAGCTTTTTGTATATCTCTGAAGCTGATGAACCGAGTCTTGTAGTTTCATTGCCCCATTGATATATAGTATCTTGTACTATTCCAGTTAATTTACAGAATCCTAATATACTTACTTCTTTGTCATATTCATAACATAATTCTATATATATATCACATATAGTATTTATAATATTAATGTCATATGTATTACTTACTCTGTTTTCACTCTTTAATATTTCCGGGTGAAGTTTAAATAAGTTTTTATTAATATACAACAAGGCAGCGTTCCATCTGCTCTGTGGCTCTTTATGCATGTCCTCGACATTGTGATCTGCGATATACTGGTCAAGATATAAATATATACCGTTCTCATATACTTCTGTTCCGTTTTCTGTAATAACTGTATTTACATCAGGCATAATATATATCTCTCCTCTCTCCAGTACTGGAATACTTAAAATAAAAAATGCAACTGGTACAATTTAATTTTTTCAAACTGTACCGGCTGCATGAATTCCGTTTATTTCGGGTCCTCGACAGATCTATCTAGCTCCGCCCGTTGCCCGAATGCCTATTTAATTTAGTAAAACAATATCATTATATCATTTTATTGTCAATACACTATTTTTAAATTTTTCTTAAGACCTATATATATTATATATAATTAATAATATATTACCTCGTTAAATAATATTATAATATACTTAACTGGATATAATATACTCTTTCTCTATATCTAGTGTCTATATCTACGTTGCAAAAATGTTGCACTTTGTTGCATTGGTGTTGCAATGCATCAAAACTAATACTATTCTATCATTTTCTTCTTCCTGGAGACATAAAAAGGGCAGCCAGAAAAGCTGCCCTATATAAAACATTTAATTCTATTAATCTTCCTCAATTAATAAATAATTAATATATCTTGTTGCTGTCCTTGCAAGTTTCTCATTATAGTCCAGTAAATCCAACTTATACTCTGGCTTATGCCCATATGTGACCGTGTAAAACTTTTCTACAAGATCCAAGTTATGTAAGTCGGACAATTCTACAAGGATTTTATGATATAAAAATTTTCGTGTCCAGCCGAATCGATTACAGATTATTTTAAGCTTCCAGTTATTTTTATTAAACCATTGACCATTCGCCGGCTTTT